GATGTGCAGCAGGTCGGACGAGAGGAAGAAGCGCGGGTCGCCGGTGGCGCCGCCGTCCGTGCTCAGGATCGACGGGTCGAGGTAGATGACGTTCGGGTACTTCGCGCACTCGGCGGCGATGTCGGCGTTGATGCCCGGGATTTCCGCCTTGCGCAGGGCTTGGTTCACGACCGACCCAAGGCCGATTGCATAGCCGCCCTCGACGAACACGGCGGCCTTGCGCGGCGCGAGGATGCCCAGCATGCGGCGCACCTTCTGCACGATCTGGGCGCCGGTCGGGTCAGCGTTGTCGATTGTGTGGTTCAGGTGGTTGATCCAGCTGTGAATCCACGCGCAATGCGAGTTGTCGGTGAGGATGCCGGCGGTAGCGCCGTTGCCGAATTGCGGGGTCGTGGTGCCCAGCAGACTGGAGCTGTTGACGTCGATGGTGGTCGACCCGACGCCGCGGTTCGAGATCAGGTCCAGGCGGCCCGACTTCATGTGCGCCTTCGTCCAGCCGATCACGCTCTGCGCGGTCTTGCCGCCGGTCGCGGCCAGGATGCCGGACGCGGTCTGCGTCAGCGCGCCGGCCACGTCACCAAACGCGATGAGCGAGTCGCCGGCGGCCGACAGGCTGCCCCGGCACACCAGCGGCGCGATGGCCGGCACCGCCTCGGTCATGCCCATCGGCACGCGCGCGAGAACCTGCCGGGTGCCATCGGGGCGCGCGACCACGACGTCGTTGACGCCGCCGATGGAGTAGGTGACGCCCGGTCCGGCCGCATCCGCGGCGATGGTGATCGTCGTGTCCCGCGTCGTTGGCCCGAGCGACACCGGGGTCGTGGTGGCGATGGGATGCAGCAGTCGCGCCATCGCCCCACCGGGTGCGAATTGCGCGGTGCCGGTGCCGGTCAGCGCGATCGTGGTGCCGGTGAGCACCGGGATCTGAACGGTGGAGCCCGCGGGGACGGTGGTCTTGCCTGCCATGAAAGCCTCAATCGGTTTCGATTGAGCTGCTGGCGGCCCGGACTACGCAGCGGACGCGCGCGGAGACGCGTCGACAGGTGCGAAGTCTACCGCCGAGGCGGGGATTCGACTACCGGGATGCCTTGCCCCAGTGTGATTGCATCGGGATCGGGGGCGGCGCGGGAGGCGGCGGTGCGGCGCGCGTGATCGACGGGAACAGCTCGGCCAGGGCCCAGACGTGGGCGTCGGCCCGGTTCGGTGAGCGCGGGCCCGTGTACCCGCCGGTGGAGAACGCGCAGAGCTCGTCCTCGAGCTTCGGAAACAGGCCGACGTGGCGCACCTTGCCTTCCTCGTACAGCGCGGAGAATGGCTCGGCGCGCTGCATCTTGCCGCGGCTGGCGGTGACCATCTTGAACGGCACGCGCACCTCGAGCGCCTTCGCCGCGACCGCGAGCGTGGACTTCACCATGCCGCCGCCGAAGTTCGATTCGCCGACGACGACGTCCGCGCGGTGGCGGATGTAGGCCTGGACAGCGACCTTGCCCCACGTCGACGGGCCGCCCTTCACGGTCAGGTCCTCGAGCAGGTAGGCCCGGCCATCGGTGCCGAGCGCGTCGACGGTGATGCCGACTTCGTCGTTGTCCGCGTTCTGCTCGTCGTCGCTGGCGCCGGACGGGTCGACCGAGACGACCACGCGCACGTAGTCGGGCAGCAGCTCGCCATCCGCCGTGCGCCACTTGTCGATCGTGGCTTCGTCGAACAGTGCGTTGGGCGTGGCGTCGCCGAACTCGCCGCGCAGGAACCGGCGCTTCATGCGCTCGGACAGGCTGTTGAGGGACTTCAGGTACTCCGGCGACAGGTTGTCCGTGTTGTCGACCGGGTTCATCTGGATCGACGCGTAGTTGCCGGGCTCGGGCAGCGGCAGCTTCGTCTCCGGGTCGACCAGCTGGCGGAAGACCTTGAACGACCAGTGCGCCTTCGACGGCGGGTTGCAGTCGAAGAAGAACCGCAACTTCAGCGGCGCCGGCGCGCGGCCCGGCAGGATCTGCATCACGAGCTGCGCCAGGCGCGTGAGCAGCAGTTGCACGCCGCCCCAGCTGATCTGCGACGACTCGTTGCAGTAGATGGTCGCGAACTCCATGCCCAGCAGCTTCTCCATGCGCTCGCCCTCGTCGAGACCACCGAACCAGATCTGCGAGCCGCCCGGCAGCGTCACGAACCACTCGGTGCGGCTCAGGTCGTAGTGCACGCTGGGGAAGCAGATTCGCATCACCTTCGGGAACGTGTCAGCGATGATCGATGCGCGCAGGTGGGAGAAGCGGAAGCGCACGATCAGGTGGCGCGAGCCGGGCGCCTTGAGGGCGCGCAGCACGATCGAATAGATGATCAGGAACGTCTTGCCGCTGCGGCCACCGCCGAACAGCATCACCCAGGTGGCGAGCCGCGACAGGACCGTGTCGATCGCCTCGCGTTGCTTCTCGGTGGGCGCGAAGCTCACAGGTCAGCTTCCCTCTCGGTGATCTGGAACTGCACCGGCCCGCCGCCGAGGCCGCCGTGCTCGTGCTTTTCGGTGAAGAGCTTGTAGTGCTGCCCGATCTTCTCCCACCCGCGGATCGCGGCGTGGAACTCGCCGGCCTTCTCGGCGGCCAGGGCGATGCGCTGCAGGTTGAGCAGCACCATGTCGGCGGACTGCAGCGTCCGCTTCTCCTGCTCCTTCAGCGCCCGCGCGACGGCCGCCTTGACGTGCGGCGTCTTCAGCAGCTCGCGCGCCGTGTACTTCGCGCTCTTCTCCGCGTAGCCGGCGCGCGCCGCGGCCTGCGTCGCGTTCTTGTCCTTCAGGTACTCGGCGATGAACGCGGCGTGGCGGGGGTTGAGCTTCTTGGCGGTCATTCGTCGTCCTGGAAGCGGCGGTAGAGGTTGAGGATGACGACCTGCAGCATACCCATCGTCTCAGCAACGGACAGCCGGCCGAACTCGTCGCCTTCGATCAACGCTTCGACGGCCGCCTGCAGGTCGCCGATGCGCTTCGGCTTCTCGATGGGGACGACGCTCAGCTCGGTCATTGCAGTGGCCCGGTCTCGCTCGTGGCGAGCACCGCGCCGTCCTCGGTCGTGACGATGAGGTTGTCGCCGACGCTGGCGACGGCCGCGTACATGGCGAAGTTGTGGCAGAGCGTCGCCCAGTGCTCGGGCGGCATCGCGGCTGCCGCGGGATGGCTGAACGCGGCCTGCTCGCAGCTCGCGAAGGCGAGCACCGCGTGATAGAGCGCGTTCTGCTCGGACGTCCAGTCGTCGGGGAGGCGGTCGTCGATCACGCCTTCGCCCCGAACAGCCGATCCCACCAGGTGACCCGCTCGGCGCGCGCCCGCTCGAGCTCCTGGTTCGTGGCGACGAGTATCCGCATCCGCGCGTCCGCGCTTTGCCGCAGCGATTCCATGATGCGCTGCGTGTCCGCCAGGATCCCGCGCGTCTCGTCACGCTGCTTCGTCAGCCCGTCATTCGCCGCACACATCGCCCGCACCTCGCGCTGCGCCCGCTCGACGTCAAGGCGAGCCGTATCCAGCTCGCGCCGCAGCTTCTGCACCGTCTTCTCCAGCGCCTCGATGCGCACCTGGCGCGCGTCGGCGATGCGGAAGCCGTCGTTGCGGCGGATCTCGCCGCCCTTGCCGCGGCTCATGACCAGCTCCCCGAGAGGCCGTTGAACATGCCATTCGTGGCGGCGTACCCGGGCTGTACGAACTGCGGCAGCGCGCCCGGCGCCATCTCGTACTCGCCCAGCAGCTCGGCGACCCGCGCGAACACCTTGGCGCCGTGCTCCAGCGCCTGCAGCTGCGCGCTGAGTTGCTGCACCTGGCTGTCGATCAAGCCGGTGAACAGGTTCTCGCCGCCGCCCTTGCGCAGCACGCGGCCGCGGTGCTTCGTCAGCTTCGCAATGCGCCGCTTCAGCAGCCCGCGCTCCTCGAAGATCTGCCGTTGCGCCGTGCTGAGCATCAGGCGGGCGGCCGCCATCAAGTCGGCATGCTCGTCCGGCGCGCCGAGCACCGTGTCGAAAACGTGCATAAGGCGGTCGCGCGCCTCGCGCTCGAAGCGGGCCGCGCCATCATCGCCGCCGGTCGCGTCGTACTCCGCGCGCCGCGCGGCATCGCCCAGCGTCTCGTACGCGCGATTGGCATCGGCCATGCGCTCGCCGTCGCCGCCCTTGTCAGGGTGCTCGGCGCTCGCGATGCGGCGGAACGCGGTCTTGATGTCCTCGGCGCTGGCGTCGCGCGGGACGCCGAGGGTGTCGTAGTGGTCGGTCATCAGGCTCCTCGGTAACGGATCAGGAACAGCACGGCGAGCGCGACGCGCGTGCGGGTGAAGGGTGGGTTCATTGGCTCGCCTTGTCCGCCGCCGCAGCGGCCTTGACCTCGTCGTGTTCGAGCCCGAACTGCTGCAGCGCGAGCCGGTAGCGGTGGTCTTGGACGCCCTGTTTGCGCACGCGCTGGAAGTCCTGGCCGCGGGCGCAGGCCCGGGCGCAGCAGCCGCGGCAGTTCGCGCGGAACTCGTGCCACACGCGCTGGGCGGCCTTGGTGCAGGCGGGGCAGCTCACAGCAGCGCCCCCGGCTGAATCCCCGCGACAGTGACAGCCACGCCCAGCGCGGGCCATGCGTGCGACGACACCCCGAACAGCGGGCCGGGCTGAGCCTTGACGCCGATCTGCGGCGTCTTGCCGCCACCGGTCGCCGGGAACAGGTCGATCAGCGCCTGACGCACGTTCGGGTCTTTCGCCTTCGAGCTGCCGCACAGGTGCAGCTTCACGTCGCGGCGGTAGACGAGCCGCACGCTCGCCGGGTCGCGCCACGCCTGCTGGAAGCGGCCGATCCACACGCAGGTCTCGAACACCTCGCGGCCGACGGCCATGCCGTAGCTGGCGATCATCTCAATGGCGAGGATGCTCGCGTCTCGGTCGGCCTGCACCCAGCGCAGCACGTCGTGATTGCTGGCGACGCCGCTGTCCAACACGCGACCGCGGGCGTCGAACTCGCACCAGCCGCTCTGCGTCGTGCCTGGATCGAGCGCCAGGATGCTCTGCGGGGCACCCGCATTGCCGGACGAGCCCGTGAACTCCGGGCACGACCCACCAACGCCCGCCCCTTGAGGCGGCGTCGCGGCGTGGAGGCCAGGGTTGCCGCACGCGCTGCTGGACGGGGAAAGTTCTTGCATGGTCAGGCCTCCTGCGCGATGACGTTGACGCGCGCCTTGCCGAGACGGATGCGGCTCAGCGTGCGGTGATCGATCCCGAGCCGGCTGGCCAGGGCGACATTCGTGGTCGTCGACGGCTCAGCGCGGACGGCCAGGACGATGGCGGCGGGCGTCGGCGTGATACCGCGCGCGGCGTGGGCCCGTTCGACGTTGCGTCGGCGGGCGTCCATCGAAGAGCCCTTCAGCACGCCCGATGCGCTCAGCGCGCGCCCAATCTCGGCCTTGTCGACCGCGGTGCGGATGTGGTCCGGGTTCACGCAGTCGGTGCGGAAGCAGCAGCGGTAGGCCAACCGGCCGCGCAACGGGGCGCGGAAGGCGATGAAGTAGACCGCCTTGGGACCGCTCAGGGAGCTTTTCTCGCCGCGGTCGTAGTCGAAGGCGTGGATGCGCGGCGAATTGCAGCCCATGGCGCGTTGCCAGGACCAGCAGCCGGATTCGGTGGGGACGCTCGCGCGGCGAAGGTCGGCGACGGTGGTGAAGCTCATCAGAAGGCCTCCAGTGGGGTTTCGTGGGTCAGGAAGGGCTCGATTGGCGACGTTCGGTCGTCCATGACGCGGAAGCTGGCGTCATCGACCCAGAACTTCAGCTTTCCCTCGAACGGCCCATTGCGCTGCTTGTCGACGATCAGGAGGATGTCGGGCTGCTCGAGGGACTTCTCGTCGCTCGGGTAGGCGAGCAGCGCGGCCTTCTTCGCCTTGTTGGCCCAGACGAGGACGACGTTGTCGACCTGGTCGGAGATGCCCGAGGAGCCGCGGATGTCGTAGCGCGTCGGCGGCTTGGACTCGTCGCCGGACTGCGGCTTGCGGCAGTGGGCGACGACGTGGACGTGCAGGCCGGTTTCCTGCGCGATGCGGATGACCTCGCCGATGAACTGCTTCTGCTCGTCGAGGCTTTCCTCGCTGACGCAGACTTTCATGATCGAGTCGATGATGACGTGCGTGCCCTTGAGCTCGTTGGCGAAGTAGCGCAGCACGGCGTGGCAGTGGCGCGGCTCGAAGTTGCCGAAGTGGTTGAAGATCCACAGGCGCCCTTCGGCCCAGGCGAGGAAGTCGTCGCGCTGACGCTTCGTTGGCTGCCCGGTGCCCCAGAACTGGCAGGCCTGGCGCTGGAGCGTGCGTGCTGGCAGCATCTCGAAGCTCATCGTCAGGCAGCGCTCGCCCTGGGAAGCGAAGTCGAGGAACGCCTGACCGCTGACGGTGCTCTTGCGGTGGCTGTTGAAGCCGGCCCAGACGGTGACTTCGCCCGGACGGAACTCGAGCTCGCGACCGAGCTTCGTGGACGACATGCGCGGTCGCCGGCTGCCGGGTAGGCGCGGCGCGTAGAGCGCGTCGAGCTGGTCGGTGAAGATCGATGGCGAGCAGACCTTGATGCTCGCCTCGGTGGCGTGCTCGTAGGCCTGCCAGTCGATGTCGTCGGTTTCGATCAGCATGGCCATGTGAGGGCTCCTTCGGTGTCGAGGGTGAGGTCGAGTCGGCCGTTGCCGTTGACGACGCGCCCGCAGTTGGCGACGACGCGCTTGGCGCCATGGTCTTGGACGGCCGCGAACAGGTCGCGCACGCGTCGCTCGTCCTCGCCGGAGATGAACACGACGCAGCCGACGAGGAAGCGCAGGTCGAGCGCGGCGATGACGTCCTCGGGCTCGACGAAGACGTTCCCCTCGCGGTGCCAGCGGGCGTGATCGCCGTCGCCTTTCGGGCAGCGCTCGGTGAGGATCGCGACGACGCCTGCCGGCTTCATGCTGCGACGGCGCAGGGCGACGATGGGCTCGTGGTTGCGCATCACCGGATGTCCGCGAAGATGTCGCTGGAGCCGGCTTCCGAGAGCTCTGCCCCGTCCCACTTCCGCCCCCGAAGGTAGACGACCGGTGCCGGGATGAAGCTGCCGCCCTGCTTCGTCCAGCCCTCGGTCTTCGCCATGGCCTTGACGTGGTCGATGATCGTCGGAGCCTCGATCTCGAGCCCGGACTTTTCCCAGACCGAGACGCATTCGGATCGCCCCCCCTTTCGGTCGGACTTCGGCCAACAGGCCCAGAACTCGGCGAAGCCATCCGGCGGACGCGACGCGTCACGCGCGTTCCTTTCCCTTCCCTTCCCTTCCCTTCCTACCTGTGCGTCACTGTCGCGTGGCGACGCGTCTGGCACGCGTGGTTGACGCGTGGTTGACGCGTGGGGGTCTGGGAGGGTTGAGGCGGTCTCGCGGGGGTTGATGTGCTGGTGCTTGGCGAAGGCTGGAATGTAAGCGAGTCCTTCGCCGTAAAGCCGCACCACGCCTTGCGAAATGAGCTCTTGGCACAGCTCCTGTATGTCGCAGTTGTCGACCGGGAAGTAGCGCATCTTGAAGGTCAGCGGCTTCCACAAAAGGCGGCCTTCCTTGTCCGCTTCGCACCAAATCGCTATGTAAAGCAGTCGGGCGAGCGGAGACAGGGCGACGACGTCCTCGCTTGTAAAGAACTCGGGTTTGATCGTGCGGATTCGGGCCATCAGGCAGCCACCTTCGCGATTCGATAGATCGTCGCGCCGAGGGTGAACAGGCCCCCCGGACGCAACGTGATGGGTGGCGGCGCGTGCCGGCCGGTGAAGGACACGACGACGGGCGCCCAGCGGCCGCGGCCTCGGGGGACGAGGGTGAGGGTCAAGCTGCCACCTCCTCACGCACGCGGCAGCGCCGCGCCAGGTCGACGAGCCAGTGGGCGAACGCCGGCGGTGTGTGTTCCGCCGCCGCGTGGGTGATTTCGGATGTCTGGCCGTCGTCCATGCGCGACCAGCTGCCGTCCGGGTTGCGCTTGCGGTAGACGCGCACACGCCGGCCCGGATCGTCCGCTGCCGCCGGCGGCAGCGGCGGTGTCGCGCCGAATGAATAGAGCCACGTGCGCTTGCGCGCGCAGTGACCGAACGAGGCCTGATCGATTTCTATGGCCCAGCCGCCACACACGCCGCGCTGCCAGAATCCAGCGCCAGGCCGCGGCAGATCGAACGTGCTGAACGCGCGGGAGAACGCCGGATGTTCGAGTACCCCCCCCCATTCGCGAACGTGCCGCAGCGCAAGCTCGAACAGGCCACCATCGTTGCCGTGGGCGAACTCCTCCGCCCGGTGCGGGTACCGCGCGAGGACGAGGTTGTTGAGGCTGGACCAGCGCTTGCACGGCGGATGCGCCACGACCGGACAGCCGCCGGGCCACGCGCGCGCGTCACGCTGCTCGTCCCACGCGTCGACGCCGTCCATGGTCTTGTAGATCGAGTCCGCGCGCACGAAGAGCGCGGCGACGGTGGGCGCGGTCAAGCTGCAGCCCTCCGCGGCGCGATCCAGTGCGTCCAGAAGCCGCGCCCCCACGAGTAGGCGTAGAGCGCCGTCAGGGCCAGGATGCCCCACTGCTGGTGGGTGAACGTCTCGACGATCCAGAACGGCTGGCCAGCCAGGCCAAAGACGCTGGACCAGCGCCGGCGCGAGGCGCGCGCGTCCTGCGACAGGAAGACGGCCGTCACGCCGCACAGGGCGATGCCGATTTGCGAGGCGATCATGCCGGCACCCCGCGCAGCGCTTCGGACAGCACGCGCTTGTCGTGCCGCAGCATCTCGATTTGCTCGCGGGCCTCGCGGAGATCGCGCTCGAGCTGCGTCTCGCAGCGACGCAAGCTGGCCAGGTCGTAGCCACGGGCGCGCAGCATCCACAGCAGCGGCGCGTCGTTGCCGCAGGCGTCCATCAGCGCGCAGAGCTTCGGCCAGAGGATGCCTTCCTTGCCATCCGTCCAGCGGCTGAACTGCGCCTTGTCGGCCTTGACGGCGTCCTGCACCTGCTTCGGGGTGAGGCCGGCGGCCTTGGCGCACAGGTCGATCGCGCCGCCGAGCGACTGCTCGCGCGCGATCTCCTGCAGGGTGACTTCAGAGGGGAAACCGAGCTGGTGCACGACCGCGCTCCATCTTGTTGAGTGGCGTTGAGCGGCTCGCGCGGTCACGATGAAAGGGCTGAGGCGTTCGAAGCCTGCCCCTTCACCCGATGACCACGGAACACATGCGAATCAATGAAATTGCCGGCCAGCGTCGTGACGTAGACGTTGGCGACGCTGTACGGCCCGACGTCACCACGGCGCGCCATGACGGCAGACTGACCGGTGGCGCGTCCACGCGCCGTCCACTGCCCGGACGCGCGCCACACGCCCCACCATTCGGCCAGCGTCATTTCCCAGGCGATGCCACGCTCCGCAGCACGCTTGCGCTGGGCCCGGAATTTCCTGGCCGCGTCGAGCAGCTGCGCGAACGAATCGAAGTCGGTCACCAAGACGCCGTGGCGCGCGGCGAACCGCGCCTCACGGGCGACGCGACTGGCGTCACGATTCGCACGCCCGCGTGCGGCCTTGCCGCCTTCGTCGCGACTGACGCCGTTGACGCGCAGAACACGCGCCACGGCGGTAGGGCCGATGCCGAACAGTGGCGCGATCTCGGTGGTGGTCTTGCCGGAGCGGAACAGGTCGACGATCGCCTGATCGCGGGCGGGGTCGGCGAACCGACGGCCGCACGCGGACTTGCGCACGCGCGGGGGCAGTGTCATGGGTGATGCCTCGGATGTGGAATGGGCCCGCGCCGCGGTGCGCGCCCTGCTCGCCCGGCTGATCCGCCAGGCCGGGCGCGAGATGCTCATGCGCGCCGTCGCGCTGACGGCGGCGGCCGAGCGGTGCGGGGTCGGGAGGTGAGCCGGCATCGCTCAGCTCCCCTGTTCGGGCCCGACGCCGGGCCCCTGCGACGGCTTGCGCCAGACGCCGACGACGAGCGCGCGGACCGGCCGGTGCCGCGTGAACGGCGGCCGGATGCACCAGCCTTCGCCGGACCGCATCGCGCCCTCGGTCTCCCGCGTGAAGCAGCGGTCGAACATCGGGGCGCCCTGCGCCTGGTTGGTCAGCGTCACGAAGACGCGGCCGAGAGAACGTGCGGTGGCCATCGCTCAGCCCCCCGCCGCGGTCGCGGGCTGGTCGGTGGGGTAGGGGCGCGGCTCCGGGATGGGTGGCGCACCCTCTGCGCCGATCAGCTCTGGCCAGATCCTCCACCAGTCCTCGGGCCGCGTGTCCCATCGGCGAACCTGCCTGTCGGTGGCGATCTCGATGGCGGTCGCGTACTCGGGCGACGGCTGGCGGCCGGCGTATCCATGCCGCCACTGGCGCACCTGGATATCGCTCTTGACGCCGATGCGCTGGCGCAGCTGCGCGACCGACAGCGCGCCGTCCCGGTTGAAGTACTGATCGAGGTTCATGGTGTCGCATGGTAGCAATTGCTACAGCATTTGCAAGTAGCCAATGCTCTAGGAGCGGTCGCTACTCTCTTGGGATGGATTCCGATGAAAGACAGCAACATCGCCGCGATCGACTCGCGGCAGCGGCCGCCAAGTGCGGCGGGAAAGCGGCACTCGGGCGGCTGCTCGGATACAAGGACGGCGCCTTCGTCGGCCAGATGCTTCGCGGGGAGAGGCCGGTGACCGAGGACACCGTCGAAAAGCTGGAGGCCAAACCCAGCTTCCGCGCCTGGTTCAGCACGGACAACTACCAGCGCGAAGTGACCGAGCCGTCGGTTGACTATTCCGGCGCGCAGTTCCTGTCGGCGCTCGAGCACGACGTGCTGCATGCCCTGCGCGTCCTGCCGCTCGACGAACAACAGGAAATCGCCAACGACCTCATGCACCGCGCCGAGCGCCTGACGCAGGCCGTCGAGCGCCTCCTTGCGCAGCGAGGCATGCCGGTCACCGGCTTTGCGAGCGCGACGCGCGCCGCCGAACATCTACCGCCAGCGCCGCAAACTGAGGCGCCACAGCGCGGCCGGCTGCACGAGGACAAGGCCGCACCGCGCCTGCAAGCCCCGACAAGGAGGGTGAAGTGAAGAAGCCGTTCACGCTCATCTCCGACAAGGTGTCGACGGACACGGTGGAATGCCTTGAGCTGCTGCTGCGACGGGCGCGCCGCGGCGAGGTCATCGGCCTAGCGTTCTGCGCCATGCTCAAGCAGCGCGCCTACATCGTGAACACGGCAGGCGTGGCGCACGAGAGCCCGACCTTCGCGCGCGGCATGGTTGCCGCCTTGGACGACGAGCTCGGGCAGCGGATGAGGGGATGAGGGTGAGCACCATCAATCTGCGAGATGTTCGCCAAGCGATCGAGATGATCGTCGGCGCGATCGTGGGCGCCGGTCTTGTCGGCTGGGGCGCCTGGTGGCTGTGGCCGACCGGCATCACCGAAGCGCCATTGGCCGCGCTGACGTTGCGCGAGATCGGCGCCGCAGCCCTATCGATCCTCGCATGGGCGTTCACGCCGTTCGCCTTAATCTTGGGCGCCGCAGCGAACGGGAGAAGCGAATCGTGATGATCAAACGCTCCGCGAGCGCGGGGCTGCTGATCGCCTGCGCAGTCTTCGCAGTGCATGGTGATGCTCGAGCACGCGAGCGCCGCTCCCACGCCGCCATCGCCGCCTTCAAGCGCGAGCAGCCCTGCCCCGCCACCGGTGCGGCGCGCGGGCGCTGCCCGGGATTCGTCATCGACCACGTGCGCCCGCTGTGCGCTGGTGGCGCAGACGCGGCGACGAACATGCAATGGCAGACGGTCGGCGCTGCGAAGGCGAAGGACCGCATCGAACGCAACGAGTGCCGCCGGCATCAATAGCCCACCCACAACCCAGCCGAGCCCGCCGCGCGCGGGCTTTTTCACGCCCGGGTTTCCACCGAGCCGTCGCAAGTAGCGTTTGCTATTGCATAAGCCGGTAGCGTTTGCTACATTGCGTCCAAGCCCCAAGACAACGGCACAGCCGGGGGCGGAGGATGCGATGGCGAACACGAAGCCCGCCGCGGCGGAAGAGGAGACGCAGCAGGACGAGCCGGTGCTCGCCTACAAGGCGTTCGAGATGGACTGGAAGTGCCGCGGCATGCAGTACGCGGTGGGCCAGACCTTCACCCACGCCGGCCCGGTCGAGGCCTGCGAGTCGGGCCTGCATGCGTGCGAGCGCCCATTGGACGTGCTCTCGTACTACCCGCCGAACACGAGCCGCTTCGCGGTCGTGCGCGCGACGGGGAAGATCTCGCGCCACGCGCAGGATTCGAAGATCGCCGCGGCCTCGCTGACGGTCGAGGCCGAGATCGGCATTCCGACGCTCGTGCAGAAGACGATCGAGTGGGTGCTCGCGCGCTGCACGCCGGAAGGCGAGAAGGCCACCGGCTACAGCGGCGCGGCGTCCGCCACCGGCGACAGCGGCGCGGCGTCCGCCACCGGCTACAGCGGCGCGGCGTCCGCCACCGGCTCCCGCGGCGCGGCGTCCGCCACCGGCTACAGCGGCGCGGCGTCCGCCACCGGCGACAGCGGCGCGGCGTCCGCC